CGTCCAGATAGGCGATTGCAATTTATACCTTGGCGACTGTCTTGAAATCTTGCCGACGCTTGAGCCGGTGGATGCGGTGGTGACTGACCCGCCATATGGTTTGGGTGATTGGAACAACCGAGGAAGTAACGCTTTACGCCCGTTTGATTCGGATGTGACTCAGCAATGGGACAAACCCGTTAGCCCCGATCATATTGCTGCGCTCCGAACAGCGTCAAAGCACCAAATTATATGGGGCGCAAACTATTTTTCTGACCTGCTCCCGCGCTCAAAGCAAATGTTTGTTTGGAATAAGGGAATCCGAAACATGCATTTTAACGATTGCGAAATTGCTTGGTGTAGCGGTTGGCGCGAAGCATCGCGTGTGTTTGACCTATCCCCCGCAGGGCTTAAAAAACAACACCCAACACAAAAACCTTTGGCTTTGATGAAGTGGTGTATTGGTCGCCTGTCTTCTGACGCCCAAACAATTCTTGATCCCTTTATGGGCAGCGGCACAACAGGCGTTGCGTGCGCAAGTCTAGGCCGCAAATTTATCGGCATCGAGATAGAAGAAAAGTATTTCGACATCGCCTGTGAGCGCATCGAGAAAGCCTACGCGCAGCCCGACCTATTCATTGAGCCACCGAAGAAACCCGAACAACTGGGGATTCTAGACGATGCCTAAACAAGCCCTTCACTCCGTAATGCCCACCAAGCAACGCGGGCAACACGACCCCCTCATTATCGAAGCCCCCGAGAACGAAAGCGGAGAGGTAAGGAGTAGGGCGAGGGTAAAATGGCCCACCACCATCCATCGTTTACATGGGCGTGGCAAGATAACCGAGGATCAGTTTTTAACTGCCCGAGATCTACAGAATTGCCACCATGTAGCGGTTGGATCACCGCAGGTAATTAGCCAATACTCGGATATGGTGGGGCATGGCAGCGTGCAATCTGCGTTCGCCAGATCGGAAGATGCTTGGAGTGCTTGCGTTATGGCTGCGGCTGTATGTGGCGAGAAGCACTGGCGTGTGGTGCGAGATATCGTAATAGCAGATGACCCGCCCATCACCCGCCATAGGTTGCGCTGGCTAAAGGAGGGCTTGGACAAGCTCGATAAGTGGGGTGGGTTGGCAAGGGGTGTTAGCGAATGACGCGGGAAGAGGCTTGGCGAGACCACTGCATTTTGTGCTTGCAAAAGGGCAAATAACAATATATGCTATTTCTAATATCTAAAGCTATGCTTAGATTTCAATCCCTTCGGAGACAAAAGATGATTTCCCGCCCCTAAAGAGGGCGCAAGCATTATTTAAACAACACCCTGCGGGCCTCTCGACGATGCACACTCGCGGGGTTTTTTATTGAAAGGCCTAAGAATGTATGGAATGATGAAGGGTAAAAAAGCAAAGCCTGCGAAGCGTAAGACTACCAAAGCCAAAAGCAAGAAGAAGATGCCGATGGGCACGAAAAAGCGGACGTACAAATAATGCCGGCGACCAAAAAAACGGCCTGGGCTCTATGCCAATATCGCAGCTAAAAGGCGTAGAATCAAAAGCCAAAAAGCGGCCCATAATGAAACACGATCTATTCTCCGTATCCCATGACATCAACACCGGTGAGTATTGGGTATCCCTTGGCCCCTTCACCGAAGAAGCAGAAGCGATGTTCGTAGCGATCGATATTGAGGCAGTGGTTGCTATGCATGAAAGGGAACAATTCGGGGATACGGTTCACTAATTTATTCCACCCAATTTTCAAGAGGTTGTAATATTTAATCATGGCTAAAGGTCCGGGCCGCCCTAAGGGAGCGCGGAATAAAGCAACTGTGCAAGTGCGCGAACTGGCTAGACAGCACGCCAAGAGGGCGATAGGCGCATTGCTCGATATCACCGACGACAAGGAAGCGCCCCACGCTGCGCGCGTGTCTGCGGCCAACAGCCTCTTGGACCGAGGGTTCGGCAAACCCAAGCAGGAAACCGAATTAAGCGGTGGGCTGCATTTTGAAAAGATAGTCCGCGAGATTGTCGAGCCTTAATATTCCCACGGCGAAGGTTTTTCGCCCGCTGCTGGGGAATTATCGTTACAAGGGCGCACACGGTGGCCGGGGGTCCGGGAAAAGCCATTTCTTTGCTGGCCTTGGCATCGAGAATTGTTTAATCCGACCTCCGTTCAGCTTGTTGTGCATTCGTGAAATCCAGAAAAGCCTTAAGGATTCAGCCAAACGCCTGCTGGAAAATAAAATCAGAGACCACGAAGCTGGTGGGGCCTTCGACGCGCGCAACGATGAAATTCGCACGCCCGGCGGCGGCGTTATTTCATTCGTGGGTATGCAAGACCATACGGCGGAGAGCGTTAAGTCGTTTGAGGATTACGACGCGGCCTGGATTGAGGAAGGGCAGACGCTATCCGCCCGCAGCCTTGAATTGCTTCGACCCACTATTCGTAAGCCCGGGTCAGAGATTTGGGGCGGTTGGAACCCAAGGCACGAAACAGACCCAATAGACCGCCTGTTGCGTGGCACAGCCTTGCCTCAAAGTGCAATGGTGGTGAGGGCAAACTACACAGATAATCCGTGGTTTCCGGCAGAGTTGGAAGACGAACGCCAATTCGACCTAAAGAACAATCCGGACCGCTACGCACACATTTGGTTGGGCGAATACGAGCCCACCGCGATCGGTGCAATTTGGGATAGGCAAACAATTCATGCCCACCGCCGTGAGGCCGCAACCTGTGAACGGATAGTGATTGCGGTTGACCCTGCGGTTAGCTCAGAGGCGGGCTCAAACGAACACGGAATAATTGTCTGCGGCCTTGGTGAAGATCAGCGCGGCTATGTCCTGGATGACTACAGCTTGGGCGGTACGCCCCGAGAATGGGCCAACAGGGCTATTGCGGCCTATGACCGCTATGAGGCCGATGCAATTGTTATCGAAGTGAATCAGGGCGGCGATATGGTTAGACACACCTTAGAAGCCGCTAGGCCTGGCCTCCCCATTGTGGAGGTAAGGGCGACACGCGGAAAGCATGTAAGAGCAGAACCCATATCCGCCCTGTACCAATTGGGCCGCATCTCGCATGTCGGGGCGTTCCCCGAGCTTGAAAGCCAAATGTGCCAGATGACGGCAGCGGGCTATGAGGGCCAGGGGAGCCCCGACCGTGTGGATGCTCTGGTTTGGGCATTTACAGAACTATTCCCGCAGATGACGCGGGAGAAATCAAACCCGAAACATGTAGAAGCACCGGCAATGTCCGGTGGATGGATGGCTTAGTGGAAACTCAGACTGAACTCGCCACGCGCTTGGTTGAAGAGGCGCTGGAAGAAAACCCCGACTTCGCCACATGGACCCAGTTCGCGCAGGAACTCTACTTAGAAAACAAGGTCCGCGAGGCCATAAAATCCCCCGAGGTTGTGAATGGATAAAGACATACTTGCTGAGGCGTTGGAGAAATTCGACGAATCTCAGACAGTTTCTAGTCACAACCGAGATGAGGCGCAGGAAGACATACGCTTTGCGCGCCTGGCGGATCAGTGGCCCAAAGACATTAAGAAGATTCGCACCCAAGAGGGCCGCCCCTGCCTCACTATCAACAGGCTGCCTACGTTTATTCGCCAAGTAACCAACGAAGCGCGCCGCACAACGCCTGGCGTTAAAGTGCGCCCGGTAGACAATGGCGCGGACGAGGGCACCGCTGAGGTCATTGGTGGCTTGGTACGCGCCATAGAGCGCAAGGGCGGCGATGTCGCTAAGGATACCGCTGTTGATCACGCAGTAACGAGCGGGTTTGGCTTTTTCCGACTGGAAATCGATTATGTACATCCGATGTCGTTTGAAATGGAGTGCCGTTTCAAGCGTGTCCCAAACCCCCTGATGGTGCACTGGGATGTAAACAGCTCAGAGGCGGATGCCAGCGATTGGGAATATGCATTTGTCTCGGAGTTCTACACGAAAGAACAATTCGAGGCGGCTTACCCTGATGCGGACAAGGTTGAATTTGAAGGCTCGACATTTGACGGCGTAGAGCATTGGTTGAGCGATGACAATATTCGCGTTGCCGAGTATTGGGAGCGCACACAGGTCAAAAAGAAGATCGTTCAACTCAATAATGGCCGCGTTGTCCGCGAAGAACATTTGCCCGATCTGGCCCGGGAGGTTTTGGTCGCGGGCGGTATGGACTCGGAGATTGCCAAGCAGCTCAAGGATGATGAAGTCCTAACCGCTGCCAGCATTGACACGGGGCTAGAGGCTGTCCGCGAACGCGAAAGCACATTTAACGAAGTCACGCGCCGGGTTATCTCTGGCGCCGATGTTCTTGAGGAGTCCAAGTGGCCGGGCTCTACGATTCCGATTTGTCCTGTGTTGGGTGATGAGGTTTACAGCGAAGGGCGCAGGCATTTCCGCTCACTAATTCGCGATGCCCGTGACCCGCAGCAGATGTTCAATTACTGGCGCTCCGCCTCTACTGAGTTGGTGGCCCTGGCCCCCCGTGCGCCGTTTATCGGCCCGAAAGGTTTTGTGCCGAAGGGGCATGAAGAAAAATGGGCAACCGCTAACACACGCTCCCACGCCCACCTGGAATATGAGGGCCAAGCGGCGCCGCAACGGCAGCCTTTTGCGGGCGTGCCCGCGGGCGCCATCCAAGAGGCTCTAAACGCATCAGATGATATCAAGGCCATTACTGGGATTTATGATAGTTCGTTGGGCGCGCGATCGAATGAAACAAGCGGCAGGGCAATCTTGGCCCGCGAGCGCCAGGGCGATATCAGCAACTATCATTTCGTTGATAACCTGAATCGCGCCGTTGAGTACGCTGGGCGGTGCTTGGTGGAAATTATCCCCCATGTGTATGGGGCCCGGGAAGCCATCCGCATACTTGGCCCCGACCAAAAAGAGAACGTTGTTAACCTAACCCAAGAAAACCCCGGCGAATTTAAAGAGGATGGTGAGCGCAAGCTCTATAATCTAGGGGTTGGCACCTACGATGTAACCGTTGAAAGCGGCCCGAATTTCGCCACACAGCGCGAAGAAACCCGCGAGGCATTACTTGAAATACTGCGGGTGTACCCCGCCGCAGCGCCGTTTATTGGCCCGATGCTACTGCGTCATATGGATGTAGTGGGGGCTGATGATCTGGCAGACAAGGTAGAGGCTGTAACTCAGCCGCAGCCGGGGTTGCCCGGCCAACCAGCGCAGCCGGGGTTGCCCGGCCAACCAGTTCCCCCAATCGACCCGGCTCAGGCCGGGTTTTTTAATGGAGGAAATACAGCCGCGCAGTGATGCGCCGCAATCCCATAGATGGAGAGAATTATGGCAGATGAATTGGCCGCCGTTGAAGACGGAGCCGAAGCAGAAACCATTGAAACGCCGGAAGCGGAAGCCGATGACGTTTCAGAACCCGAAACCCCCGACGAGCTAGAAGCGGAAGCCCAAGAGGATGACCCTCAAGAGGAAGATGCGGAAGCCGACCCGGAGGAAGAGGAAGAAATCGAATTAATCGAGTTTGATTTCGGCGGGAACAAAATGGAACTGCCCAAGGGCAGCGTCCCCGATGAGCTTGCCGACAAGATCGATCAATTCACCAAAGGCACTTGGTCCGATTACACCAAGAACAAGCAGGAGCTTGTCGAGAAGGGCAAGGCTCTGGAAGCACGCGAGGGTGCAGTCCAGAAACTTGAATCTTTTCAAGGCGAGGCCCTGGAGATTTATTCAATTGGCTTGCGTTTGCGGCAAGAAATCGAGCAGTTGGAAAGCATGAATTTGAATGAGATGTGGCAATCCGATCCGGATCAGGCCCGTCGCGTTTCAGATATGCTCTCTGCAAAACAGCGCGATTTCCAAGCATCCGTGGACGCCGTCTCTGAAGCAGAGGCCAAGCTAGAAACTGCGCTCACCGAAGAAACGGAGCGCCGCGTTAGCGAAGGCAAGGCCCTGATTGAGAGGCAAGTACCCGGTTTTGAGGCCGCGCACCTACCAGACGTTATCAACTATGCCGTTGAGACGTTGGGGATCGAGCCCGAAGCCGCGAAAGGTGACTGGGCACTAGACCCAGCCATTACGTTGGCCGTTCACAAGGCAATGCTTTTCGATCGAATGCAAGCCAAGGCCAAAGAGGCCAAACCGAAACCCGCACCTGCAAAGCCCGTCAAGGCGAAAGCCAAATCGGGCAATACCCGCGGTCCAAGTCTCGACTTGAACGCAGACGCCGACAAAATGAGCGCGGCTGAATGGGCACGCAGGCGCAATCAGCAACTCGCCAAGCGAGCGCAATGATAGCTCGCGAGGCAGGCCCGCCGTGAGGCGACGCCTATTCCTTTAGAGGGAAATACCAATGGCTAATAGCATTTTAACTCCGACCGCGGTAACGCGGGAGGCCCTGCGGATTCTGCATCAAAAGCTGAATTTCGTTGGGAACGTAACGCGGGAGTATGACGACTCCTACGCCAAATCTGGCGCAAAAATCGGTGACTCGCTGAAAATTCGCTTGCCCAACCAATACACGGTTCGGACGGGCGCAACTCTTTCGGCGCAGGACACCACCGAATCAAGCACCACTTTGCAAGTTGCCACGCAAAAGGGTGTGGATGTCAACTTTACGTCCGCTGAATTGACGATGGAATTGGATGATTTCTCGGATCGCATTCTTGAACCGGCTATGTCGGTTTTGGCCGCGAATATCGAGAATGACGCCATGTCCATGTACAAGGACGTTTACCAAGAAATTTCGGACGTTGGTGCGTCCATCACCCTGGATGACGTTCTTGAAGGTGCCAAAAAGCTGGAAGACGCACTTACGCCGTCCAGCAATCGTTGCTTGAACCTGAATACCCGCGACAATGTTGACCTCGTGTCGGCACTTAGCGGCCTGTTCAACCCTCAAGCCAACATCGGCAAAAACTTCAAGGAAGGCATGGTGGCTAATCAGTTCGTTGGGTACAAAGATGTTTATTGCAATACGCTTTGGCCGACGCACACCACCGGCACGGATGACGGCACCGGCGATTACCTCGTTAATGGCGCGTCCCAAACGGGCGCCACGTTGACGGTTGATACCGGCGCCGGAACTTGGAAGAAGGGCGACATCCTGTCCATTACGGGCGTGAATCGCGTGCATCCGGAAACCAAAGCCGACACGGGCGAGCTTATGAAGTTCGTTGTGACGGCTGACGCCGGAGCTTCCGCAACTTCGTTATCAATCTCGCCGTCCATCACCGTTTCGGGCGCCTCGCAGAACGTCACCGGCTCTCCGGCGGACAATGCGCAGGTTTGGAAGCGTGAGAGTGATGATAGCACTGCGATTGGCGCAAGTGCGGATTACAAGGTTAGCTTGGGCTTCCACAAAGAGGCCTTTGCGTTCGCGACTGCGGACCTTGTGATGCCGTCCGGCGTTGATTTCTCGGCGCGCGAAGTGCTTGACGGCATTTCCATGCGGATTGTGCGTGACTACGACATCAACAACGACAAGTTCCCTTGCCGTATTGATGTTTTGTACGGTTACAAAGCAATTCGTCCGGAATTGGCCGTGCGTTACGGCTTTAACTAGGACTAACTGGCTCGCCCTTCGGGGCGGGCCTTTCCTTTTGTTGGGACTATTTGAGAGAGGTAGAAGTAATGCCCCGGGGTCTGCTAGAGAAAAAGCAGCCAAGCAAGGGCGCTTGGCATTGGCTGCCATACGCTGCGCCGCGCGATCTGTTTGCCGACCAGGCCGCAAACGCAGGTAGCATGGATTTCGAAACGCCCGTGCTGCCGCTGCCCATAAAGAAGCTCAGTCGCCTCTACCCTGAGTTCGCTCGTTTTTTTGAGCAAGACAAAGGGCCACAGGGATGGTCGGCGAGCATCTTCGGGGCAGACGTAAAGCCGAAGATGTACGCATCAGGTTCTACGACAGGAGCATCCCCGCTGTATGACCTGCCCAGCGGCCCGGTCAGGGGCGACTTGAGAAACTTCGGCATGGGATATGGTGCTGGTGTAAACGTGAACACAAGCGTGGGGAACTTCGGCCTTGGCGGTCGAGGTCACGTTTACTCCGGGAGCTTGTCGCATCCAGAAGAACTGAGGGAGTACCTGAGACCGGGCGAGTCCATGAAGCCAGAGTGGTCTGGCTATGGGCTAGACAGCATCCAAGGCACGTATTCGTCGCCGCCGACATCGTACTCCCCGCAAGGGAAGTACTCGGGAAGCATCGACGTTCACAACAACGCACAGACAAGCGGGTTTTTCGAAGACCCAACAATTATGGGAAGGGTTAAAATTAGGTTTTGAGAGAGAAGGCAATGAGAGATGGAGTTCGACACACCATGAAAATACACAACATGACCCGTGAGCAGGTCCAAGAAAGGTTGCGCAAGACGACGCAACCGGCAATCCCACCCTTTGTTGGGACTATTTGAGAATGGCTTATTTACAGGATCGCCGCTACCGCATTGTTGGCGGCAAGCTTGAAAAGAATTTCGACGGCGACCAAGAAGGATGGTTCAAGTCCAAGGCTGATGCCAGGGATGCGGTTAAAAAGCCGAAACCCAAGCGTAAGCGTAATCCTACGCGCAAGAAGCCCGCGGGCAAAATTTCCGATGTTGTTGCTATCCCTGGTGCCAACAAGCCCGCAAGAAAGGCCAACACTAAATGACTCTGCTTTCTATCTGTCAGAACGCCGCCGACGAAATAGGGATATTGCGCCCTACTGAGGTGGCGTCCAGCACAGACCCAAATATCAGGCGCTTATTCCGCTACGCGAACAAGGTGGGCGATCGTCTGATGAGGGTCTTCGCCTGGCAGGACTTGCGAAAAGAGCATTCTTACACAGCTACGAAGTCCGTTATTCAGACGGAAGCGGACTGGAAGCCCAGCGACTTTGACCGCTTTTGCCCGGAAACTTTTTGGGACCGGAGCAACAACTACAATATTTCCGGGCCTATTAGCTCTACTGAATGGGCAACGCTCAGAAGCGGGACTTATGAGGGCACGCGAAAGTTTGCCTACCGCGGAGGAGAGCTTTTAGTGTTCCCGATACCCCAAGGCGCGGCACGGTTTGCATTTGAATATGTAAGCAAGAACTGGGCGAAGGATTCCGGCGGCACTTCCAAGGCTAATTTTGAGGCCGATAGTGATACCGCCGTTATAGATGAGGATCTGATTACTTACGGTGTTCGGTATGAGTTTTTAGAGGCGGAAGGCCTCCCGAGCGCGCACGCCGCTGCTCAATACGAGGAGCGGTTTGAACTCTTAATAGGAAACGATCAACCCAACGTGGCCATACTTGTGGCCGGCGATCTATTTGGTGTTGGGCGTCACTTCACTGGCGAGCCAGGACAATCTTCGGAGCAAATATCTGGCGACGAGTCCGCTCCCGTTCTTGGCAACAGCAACATAATTTTAGGTGCATAATGGCCGACCTGACGGGCAAAAACATTGATGATGTTTACAAGGACTTTCTGCAAGTATCCAACGGCAACCAAGGTGTGGATGGCACGCTGCGGCGGGTATCGGACGGTGAGGGAACAGAGAGCGCCCTTTCTCTATCGGAGTCCGAAGCCAAAGTTACGGGCGACCTTGAGGTAACGGGAACGCTCACGGCGCCGGTTTCGGGCTTAACGGGCGCGGTTCCTGTCGCGAATGGTGGCACCGGCGCCACGTCCGCAGCGAATGCTAGAACTAATTTGGGCGTAGCCATTGGCTCTGACGTGCAGGCGTATTCAAGTGTATTAGCCAATACTACCGCGTCATTTCTCGTAGCAGATGAGACCAAGCTCGACGGCATTGAAGCATCGGCAGACGTAACCGACGCAACCAATGTTGCCGCTGCTGGCGCTGTCATGGACGGGGATTTCGACAGTAATGGTGTTTTGGTGCGTACCGGCGCCGGTGCATATAACAACCGCACGATTACCGGCACCACAGATGAAATAGATATCACCAATGGCGATGGCGTTTCTGGTAATCCGGTAGTTGGGCTTTCGTCATCTATCACCGACGCATGGACGAGCTACACACCAACCATTACCGCCGGGTCCGGGACGCCTACAACCGTTTCCGCATCCGGAGCCTATTTGCAGATTGGCAAGATCGTTGTTTACAGGTTTGAAGTAACCATCACCACCGTGGGCACCGCTAGCGGCTTTATCGGGGTGTCTCTTCCAGTAAATAGCCTTGCTGGGTTTTACTCCGCTGGCGGCGCGGGCATGGAGGTGAATGTCACCGGGCACATGGCCAAGGGCATCATTAACACGCCTGGGGGGCACCTAATTCAGGTTACTCGCTACGACAACGCCTCCCTGTGGGGTAGTGGGCGTGCAATTAAATTCACCGCCACTTACGAGGCCGCATAATGAACAAGAGAGTAGAGGCCAGCACGGCTCTTGCTGAAAGCGATACGGTAATTGTTAGGATAGCCGAGGCAGTTTCCTTAGGCCTCATCAGCTATAACGCCAAGGATGTCCAAGCCTGGGCGACATATCGGCGTTCGCTTCGTGACATTGTTGCCACTGGCGAGGGTGATATTCCTGCAAAGCCCGACTACCCGGCGGGGACGTAGTGCCCGGCACAAGTTCATCTTTGCCAGCCCCGACAGGAGGTTGGAACACAAGGGATGCTCTTGCGGATATGCCCGAGACTCATGCAGTTATACTGGATAATTGGTTCCCCGAAACCGAAGAAGTTAGGCTAAGGGGCGGGAGCGTTTCCCATGCCACTGGAATGAGTGGTGCGGTTGAGACGCTTATGGAATACACGCCGCTTACCGGATCATCCAAGCTATTCGCGGCTAATAATAACGCTATTTATGATGCATCGGGTTCGGGCGATGTTGGCGCCGCCGATGTGTCGAGCCTGTCTAACGACCGCTGGCAGCATGTGAATGTGGGCACCGCCGCGGGGCAATATCTGTTCTGCGTTAATGGTGCGGATACGCCGCGTGTGTACGATGGGTCAACGTGGTCAACCACAACAGCCACCGGCCCCACTATGGCGAGCCTAATATGGTGCAACCTCCACCAGCGGCGCTTGTGGTTTGGCGAGCAAAATAGCCTTTCGGCATGGTACTTGGGCGTTGATTCCATAACCGGCGCTGCAACCGAATTTAAACTGGGGGGGATTGCTACGCAGGGCGGCTACCTGATGGCGATGGCGACCTGGACCCAGGATGCGGGCGACGGCAAGGACGATGCCGCGGTATTCCTGACATCGGAAGGCGAGGCCATCGTATATCAGGGCACAGACCCCAACGACGCCACAAAGTGGGCGCTGGTGGGCGTGTTTAGAATTGGCAAGCCAATAGGTCGCCGATGCATGATAAAGGCCGGGCCTGACTTGGTGATGGTGACAGAGGACGGGTTTGTTACGGCCTCATCCATTCTATCGGTCGATCGCACGCAAGCCCGGCTGGGCGCCCTTAGCGATCAAATCAACAAGGCGGTAAATGATGCCGTTAGGGATTACGGCGGCAATTTTGGTTGGCAACCGGTTTTATATCCACGCGGCACCATGATGCTTTTCAACGTTCCTGTGGGTAACAGTCAGGCGCATCAATACGTTTTCAACACCATCACCGGCGCTCCGGCCCGGTTTACCGGGCAGAACGTTGTTAGCCTGTCTTTGTTGAATGACGAGCTATATGGCGGCACCTATTCGGGCACGGTAATTAAGCTGGACACGGGCAATTCGGACTTAGGGTCCATTATCAACGGCGATGCCCTGCAGGCCTTTAACTATTTCGGGTCCAAGAAATCCAAAGCGTTCAGAATGGCGGAGCCGATTTTTACCAGCTCTGGCGATCCCAATCCTTCGCTGGATTTTTACACAGATTTTACCGTCACCACACCCATTGGAAGCAATACCGCATCGCCCGTTAGCGCGGCGAAGTGGGGAAGCGGCAAGTGGGGAATTGATAAGTGGGGGACAGACGGCACCGTTTATCGGGGCTGGCGAGGCATAACCGGGATTGGGCGCTCAGGCGCTTTAAGGGTGCGCGTTGATACGAATACGCAGCGCCCGTCCTGGGTGGCAACCAACTATCAATATGTCCCCGGCGGGCTGCTTTAATTGCTTCTGTATGGCCATGATGCCGAGGTTGCGGAGTGGGTTTTCGAGAACATCCCCCATCTTGGCAATGGCGATTTCGGACCGTGTGCGGCTATTGGGGTTTTATCAAAGAAGCATGAAATAGTTGCTGGCGTCGTGTACCACGACTATCAGCCGGATTATTTAACCATTCAACTTAGCATGGCCTCGGTAACACCATTTTGGGCCAAGCCAGACAATATCAAGGGGCTGCTTACTTACCCCTTTCATCAGTTGGGCGTTAACAAAATTTGGACGGCCACGCCCCACGAAAGCGAGCGCGTTATTAAATTCAATCGGCACTTAGGATTTACGCAAGAAGCGGTATTGGCTCATCACTTTGGGCCGAAGCGCCACGCAGTCATTTGCCGGATGCTTAAACCCGACTTCACAAGGAAATATCATGGGTAAGAAATCTCCCGAAGCGCCAGCTGCGCCCGATCCTGCAAAGACGGCGGCGGCGCAGGCGGCGGCGAACAAAGAGGCTGCTATTTCGCAAGCCAATATCAATATGGTGAATCAGTACACGCCATATGGCGCGCTTGAATACACCCAACGCGGCACCGCGGAGGACGGCACGCCACAATATGCGGCTACGCAGACGCTATCGGACGACCAACAAAAGCTGTTCGACCTTAGCAACCAGGCGCAACGGCAATATGGCGAAATTGCCAACCAACAGCTTGGGATGGTGGGGGACAGGCTATCCGACCCTCTGGACTTTGGCTCATTGGGTGCGGCCCCTGTAGCGAATGAAGACTATCGCAACCTGGTTGCCCAGGCGCAATTCGACCGCATTAACCCACAATTGGAAATGGACCGCGAGAGGCTGCGCACGCAGCTTGTAAACCAAGGCTTCCAGCAAGGCACGGCGGCCTATGACGATGCGATGAGCGATTTTGATAGAAGCCGGAACGATATGCGGTTAGCGATCGATGCATCTGCAGGCGAAGAAATGGCTAGGATGTATGCCTTGGAGAATGCGTCGAGAAACCAGGCTATTTCGGAAATGCTGCAGGAGCGCTCAGTTCCCCTAAACGAAACCGCAGCGCTTATCAGCGGCACGCAAGTGCAAAACCCGGCTTTTGTTAATACGCCTACGCAGAGCATCGCAGCGGCTCCCATCGCTGAGAGTATTTATGGCTCGTATAACGGGCTCCTTAACCAGTATGCGGCGGACAGGGCCGCGCGGAGTGCGGAAACCGCCGGACTGTATGGCTTGCTTGGTACTGGCGCGCTGGCGGGCGCCTACGGTTGGGGCGGTCGGCGATGAACTTGGCATAGGAGGATTGCGCTAGATGATTAACCTTAATCGCTTTTCGAGGGGCAACCGTTTGGCGGCACTGTTGTCGCAACAGCCCAGCACAAACGATGGAACCCACTTGGGTGGCCTGGCTTCGGTTCTAACCAAGGCGCTTATCGGCCATGAGGCCGGGCAGCAAGAGGCGAGGGACGCTAGTATTCGGAAGGACTCAAAGGGTAGGCTCGCTGCTGCGTTACAAGCCATGCAGCCACAAAAGGGCCAAACCGTTGTTTGGAACCAACCGGACGCGCGGGGCAATCAAGTAACCCACACCCCGGCCAGAGCCGCCGATCCAGCCAGGGCAGCTATGTTGCTTGCTGAATCGCAAGACCCTGATTTGCAGAAAATGGGTGTGAATATGGTTATGCAGCAGGCCAGCAGGCGTGAGGCATTGGGCGATGAACGGCGCCAGCGCAAAGACGCCCGTGATGATTACCTGTTCAGGCAACAGAACAAGGCCAGGCCGCCGCAAGCGGACCCGGCAAGCGTACAAGAGTTTAAGTTTGCACAGGCTAACGGCTTTAAGGGGAATTTCACGGATTTTATAACCGCTAAAAAGCGCGCGGGGGCGACCCACATCACCAATACCGTAGGCCCGAAAGGCGTTGATTACGGCGACCCTGAAAAGGGCTTGGTGTGGCAGCGTGATGCCTTTGGCAAAATTGTCTTGGATGATCGTGGGGCGCCTATCGCGCTGCCGTATCAGGGCGGAAGCGTTTTCCAAGAACAGCAGGCTGCGGAACAGTCCGCACAAGCCAGCCGTGACAATCAAACGCGAGCTGGCGATGTGGTTATTACCGACATCGGTCGCGCGCTGGACACGATCTCTAGCAACCCCAACCTATCCACAGGGATGGGCGCGCGGGCCACTTCATGGATTGGCGGCAGCCCCGCGGGCGATGTGGCTTCTACCTTGCAGACGATTAGGGCGAATGTTGGTTTTGATCGATTGCAGCGCATGCGGAACGCTTCAAAGACCGGCGGCGCGCTTGGCGCAATCAACCAGACGGAAATGGATCTTTTGACCTCCGCCCTTGGTAGCGTCGAACAGTCCCAAAGCCGCGAACAGTTGGAATACAACCTAAAGCGCTTGCAAAATATTTATTTGGATATCGTGCACGGCCAAGGCAGCGGGAACAGGTGGCCGCTTGCTGCGCCTGAGAATCTCCCCGGCGCAGCGAGGCGCAGGCGCTACAATCCCGAATCGAGGAAACTTGAATGATTGAAGTAGAATTGCCTGACGGCTCTATAGCCGAGTTCCCCGACAACACGCCGGATCAGGAGATAGAGCGTGTATTGGGCCAAGAATTTGGTAGCCAAGCAGGCGCGCCTGCCCAGGATCAAATGGAGCCCGAAATAGGCCTCATGGACCGCCTACGGAATGCGTATCAAGGCTATACCGCGAATTTCGGCGACGAGATAGTCGCTGCCGGTGCTGCGACGGCGCACCCGCTCAAATATGGCGATGACGGCACCGATTGGGGGCAAAGATACGACACCTATCTGGCCCGCGAACGCCGCAAAATTGACGACTACCGACGCGCCCGCCCTGTCGAAGCGACGGCCGTAGAGGTCGCCGGGGCCATTCCAGGCATGTTGCTACCTACTCGATGGTTGGGGGGACTGGGCCGCACGGCGCAGGCTGACAGCCTGGCTAAACGCGCCAAGGCAGGCGGTACGGTTGCTGCTATCTATGGTGGCGCCTACGGTTATGGCGCAGGTGAGGGGGGCGCGGAAAATCGCGCCAAAAGCGCCGCATTAACCGGGGCCTTCGCGGTTCCCTTGGGGACGGCTGCGCCTGTAATTGGTGACAAGATGGCGAGAGCTGTAGGGAAATTGTCTCGGCAGCTCGCTGCTACCAAGATGGCGAAGGAGGCGCCGACGACAGGGCAACTGATGGACCGAAAGAGCGCGGCATATACGGCCGCCGAGGCTCTGGACGCCCCGCCGCCTAAGGCTGAAATGCTGGACTTCATGGTCGATCTAAAGACGGATTTGTGGAAGGCAGGCTACCGGCCTAACCTGAGCGGCCTTAAAGAGGTCAAGAATGTGATGGCCGAGCTAGATAAAGTCGCTGGCACACTTGATGACCCGACCACGCTGGCGATTATGCGGCGCATTTCGCAAGACGCAGCAGGCAGCAGCAAGGGAAACGCGGCGCGTTTGGGCAGATTAATTCGTAAGAAGATTGACAATCTGGCCGAGACGTTGGACCCGCGTTTTGCGGGTCAATTGAAAGAAGCCAATAGACTAAACCAGCGGTATCACAAGTCCAAGGATATGGATAAGGCTATTGATAACGCGACAAGGCAAGCGAGCGGTTATGAAAACGGGCTGCGGATCGCTGCCACGCAAATGTTGAAAAATGAGAAAATCCGGCGCGGACTGACGCCCGATGAGGTGGCGATGCTAAACGACCTCAGCCAAGGCGGCCCGATTAGCAACACGCTCCGCAAGCTGGGGTACTTTGGCCTCGGCGGTGGCAAGCAACATAATGTCTTAAGCGCCCTTGTTGCGACGGGCGGCGCGGGCATGGCTGGCGGGTATTTAGGCGATGTTGGCCCAGAAGCCGCGCTTGCTACGCTACTTTTGGGCACGCTCTCTAGGCGCGGCGCGGCGGCAATGACTGACAGGCGCGCGAAGTTGGCGCAGGCTCTTATGGCGCGTGGCGGCAAATTGCCTGTCCGCAACGCTTTGCCTAATGGGCGTCTGTCTCAATTATTGTTGCAGCGCGCTGCGCCGGCACAGTTGCCGAGTGTGCCTGTGTTTCAGGAATAGAAATATGCGCCCGACGCCGCCATCAGCAACGGAATAACTATTTGTAGAACGTGAATGGTGCGCGGCTCGTCGTTTTCGCCGCATTTGTTGTACTGCACTAAACCATAAATGCAGAAAGCGGCGGCGAGGTTGCCCGCAAGCACCGCGGTAAAGATTTCGTAAAATTCCATACCCTTAATATAGGGATTTCTACATTCCCCGCCATGTAAAAGCGGGGTTATTTTTTCATGCCCGCAGTGATGCGCGCTTTCCTTCAAATGGAGAACTAAATGCCCCGCAATGGATCAGGGACATACAACCGCACGCAATCGGACTACGTCACCGATACGGTGATATCTGAGACCGCGGTTAATTCCGAGCTTAACGATATAGCCACTGCATTGACCAATAGCTTGTCAAAGGACGGGCAAACCACGCCCACTGGCAATCAGCCTATGGCGACGTTTAAGCATACTGGCGTGGGCAATGCCACCGCACGCACTGACTATGCCGCCGCGGGCCAAGTGCAGGACGGGGCATTGAGTTACGCTGCCGATGCCGGTGCGGCGGATGCATATGCAATCACCCTATCTCCGGCAATTACCGCCTACGCAAGCGGGCAAAAATTCACATTTAAGGCCACAAACGCCAACACCGGCGCCAGCACGATCGATGTAAACGCGGTGGGCGCAAAGGCTATCAAGAAGCAGAACGATCAAGACTTAGAATCTGGCGATATCGAGGCGGGCCAAATTGTCGAAATAGAATATGACGGCACCAACTTTCAGATGTTGTCCCCCTCGGCTAAGGACTTCGGCGCGCTCGCATACAAAAGCACGGTAGCCACAGCCGACATAGACGCCAACTCCGTAACCGGCCCCAAGATAGCAATGGGCTCCGACGCTCAGGGCGATGTTCTTTTTTACGACGGCACCGACTACGCGCGGCTGGCGGCTGGAACTTCCGGCCAGGTTCTTAAAACCCAGGGTGCCGGGTCTGACCCTGCTTGGTCGGATGAGGATGCTCTTATAGCGTTGAGTGCAGAACAGGCCACAACCAGTGGCACATCGTTTGATTTTACGTCAATTCCCGCTGGCGTGAGGACGGTGCGCGTGCTTTTGAACGGCGTTAGCTTAAGCGGCAATGATGACCTGCTAATTCAGCTTGGCACAAGCGGCGGCGTGGTGACGAGCGGATATGTTAGCCGCTCGGTTAGGCTTAACAATTTAGGCAACTCAGAAGTTGATGATTCAACTTCTGGAATCATCGTTAAAAATGGCGCGCTCGGTCATACGCATCATGGTGTAGTCAATTTATATTTGCAGGATGGGGCCAACCATACCTGGGTATCCGATCACAGCGGCTCTACATCTGCGACCACCTGCTCGACCGGCGGCGGTTCGGTAACGCTTTCTGGTGAGCTAACCCAGCTTCGCTTGACGCGAACCGGCTCAAATACCTTCGACGCTGGCTCCGTTTCAATTCAATACAGCAAATAAAATGCCCGACAACATAACCGCCCCCTTTATCGAGCAGGGGATATTAGGCCTTGGCTGGCCGATCGCCATCTGGTTGGGCGTGTACCTCCTCAAGTTCATGCGCGGCAATACCGATAAGTTAATTGAGGTTATTCGGGCCAACACCGAGGCCAACACCTTGCTGGCTCAGAAGATAGACCAGGCCACCAAGTAATGTTTGCCTCGCAGAAAAAGCTGGATGCTGTGATGGAGGCCAACCGGGTTTCCCAAGAGCGCTTAAAGAGTGCCGTTGATGCCAGCCCAATGGACAAGATCAAAGACGCCATCCGGGAAATAAACGAGGAAGGCAAAAGCGCATTAGAGGGGGCCGCTGGTGAGTGAACTTATTACCGCAACCGTTTACGGGGTTGGCTTCTTTGTTTCCATATGGGCGATGGTTTGCTACTGGGCGCGCTTCTTTCTTATCCGCAAGGAATTAGGCGGGACATCCGAAAGGCGCCGCTCTGAGTCCTCGTCGTTTCTTGCGCTTGGCATTGCTATCGTCGCCACTGGCGCTGCAGTTGTGTTTTGTCGTGAATGGCTAACCCTCATTGCCTATGAGCGTGGGTGGGTTGAGCTGGTGGCATGGCTTCTGGATCAGCGGATATCGCTCCTCCTGTTAGGCGGCGTGTCAATAATCGGCTATCTGCTCCACATTTACGCCCCATTAAGCCGGAAGGTCGCACCGAAAACTTTCATAGGTTCTGTAGCCGTCCTGGTGGCGGTCGTTTGGCTCAGTAACCTGCTTCTCCTTCGATAGAAAGGAACACCCTATGCTCCCTATGCCAGGGCGGCCCTAGCGGTCGCCTTTTTCTTTGCCGTTTCTAGTATCGCTCGCGCAGATAGTGCGGGGGACGTGGTTGGCGAGTATGTCGTTTGCGATGAAAAGGGCGTTTCTGCCGTGGTTGAGGGCGCATTAAAAAGCCAAACAGCTGCCGAAAGCGCCGTTACCAAGCAAACAAACGCCAAACATTGCAGCGTTGTTCCTTCTAAATTCGCGGTCATGCTGCATAGCGTGTACAAACGCTTCACTGACTATGACGGTGATAAAATGGTTGTGTGGCGCATCGTCAATTACGATGGCACCGAGCCTGAAATTCCCCTCTACATTTGGCGGCGCGAACAGAGCGCCAAGGAAAGCAGCTCAGAACAGAAGATAGAGCTGCGCCCAGGCCTCAACGTCCACTAATCCCCGAAACCACCGATAGGTGATTCATGGCATTTGTGCTGGACCCCGCCCTAGAGCGGTTTAGCACCCCACGCCAATGGGAATTACTAACGGCGTGGAAAGAACACGGTAGCCAACGAAAGGCCGCCGAAGCGCTTGGCGTAGCAAATAACCTGATCTGCCAGGCGTGGGCCGTTGTAAAGGACAAGGCCGACAAGTGCGGCTATTCGCCTGATGGCGGCGCATGCCATGAAGTAGCGGACGGTTATTTCATAAAGGGCAAGTCCACACTCTATGACGCCGATGGCGAGTTGGTGTTGGAGTGGGTAAAGACCGGCATTGACCAGGAACGCCAACAAGCGGCGATGGAAGCCGCTATCGAGGGACTGGCTGGTAGCGTTAAGCGGACTAAACCTAGAAAACCTGCATTAAAGGAATATTCGAAGGACTTACTCACCGGATACCCGATAGGCGATCATCATCTCGGGATGCTTTCGTGGGCTCCCGAAACCGGTGCGGACTACGACCTAAAGATAGGCGAGGAGCTTATCACCGGGGCTATGGATCACCTAGTTGATCGTGCAATGCCGAGCGACCAGGCTTTGATAGCCTTCTTGGGCGACTACATGCATTTTGATGGGTATGCGGCGCTAACACCCACCAGCGGCAACCTTTTGGATACGGACACCCGTTTCCCGAAGATCGTTGAGGCTGCCATACGATCGATGCGCTACCTGATAGAACGAGCGCTAGATAAGCATAGAACTGTTCATGTGATCGTGGAGGAGGGCAACCACGACCCTGCCAGCACGGTATTCCTTAGAGCCTGCCTAGCAAATGTTTATGAGAATGAAGGCCGGGTTACGATAGATACCAGCCCCGGGCTTTATCACTATTACCGCTTCGGCAAAACGCTGATCGGCACGCACCACGGCCACAAAGTACGCATTACTAAAGCCGATGACCTTTCGCTGATTATGGCGAATGACCGCCCCAAGGATTGGGCTGATTCCGAGCATCGGTTTATGTGGACCGGCCATATCCACCACGACAGGCAAGGTAGCGGACGCGGGTCCAAAGTGGAGAGCTTTAGCATCTTGCCCCCACCGGACGCGCATCACTCTGGCGCTGGCTACCGATCTACTCGCGGCATGAAGTCGGTAACGTTTCACAGAGAACACGGCGAATACTGCCGTCACTCGGTTAACCCGGGGATGCTGGTATGAGCGAAGAATTTATCATTGTGCGCGACGGCGGCTTTTTCCTGCTCCAAGGCGATCAGGTGATTGAGGTGCCGCTAGAGCTAGCGCCGATATTAAGACGCGAATTAACGGAGTACGAGAATGAACAAGGCGGCCTCGACGCTTAACGCCGCAGCCAGCTTGGTTGCCGGATCACGAAATGAAGATTACGGCGACATACTGGAAACACACAAACGCATCGTGGGCATGTGGAATGCCTATCTGAAAGCCAAAGGGCACTGCGGGAAGCTAGGGGCCATTGATGTTCCGATTATGATGGCGCTCCTGAAAATTGCTCGAGAGGCCGGTAAGCACAAGGATGACAACTTTATTGATGCCGCCGGGTATATCGGCGTTGCCGCTGAGATTGAAAGCCGGGAGCGTGGCGAATAATGCGCGCCTGTCAGGAGAAAGCAAATCAGAGTCCATTTTGACGTAGCCCTAGACATCGTTCTTAAGCATGAGGGCGGCTACGTAAATCATTGGCTCGATCCGGGCGGCGCAACGAACAAGGGCATAACCCTGCGCACATACCGAAAGTACAAGCCGGGCGCCACCAAGAAAGATCTGAAAGAAATTCCGCATTCTGTTGTCCGCGATATTTATGACGGCGGCTATTGGGGCGTGATTAAGGGCGATGGGTTGCCAACTGGCGTTGATCTAATGTTGTTTGATGCGGCGGTAAATCAAGGCCCCAAATGGGCCGCGAAGTTCCTGCAGCGCGCTCTAGGCGTCAAGGATGACGGCATAATTGGGCCGCAGACTTTAGCGGCTGCAAAGAACAAGTCAGATCAACGTGGCCTAATTGTAGAAATTGGGGCCAGGAGAGGGCGCTTCTATGGCGGTCTTTCAATTTTCAAGACGTTCGGCCTCGGGTGGATGCGGCGTTTAATGGATATCACCGCAGAGGCGCATTACTGGCGCGTCGGCTAACCCCAAACCATAAGAGAACTACAAATGCGTTACCTCGCTTTAGTGGGGCTCTTTGTGCTGTCTGCATGCGGCACGACCCCCAGCAACTATGTGCCCAAGGCCCCATTCAAGCAGGTTGAATACCCGCTTGGCCGGTTCAGCACTTACACCGTTTGTGAAGATGCGAACGGCGAAACTATTTCAGACAAATTCTGCAAAGGAGCCAAGTAAATGGCTGATGAAATCCAATTTGCTGACGAAGATGCCCGCAAGGCCGCAGCCGCAATCAAGCGTTTACGTGAAAAGCGGGATAGCCTCGTCAAGAGCATCGCTGAAATCGATAAGGTAATAGGCGGCGCCAAGGCGTGGGATGGTTTCAACATCAATTCCATTGCGGCGCTGGTTAAGAAGTATCTGCCCAAGATCAAGGCTGCCGGGCTAATTGGTACTGGTGTGGGCATCCCGTTTCTGCCCCAACTCGGCGGGCTTGTAGGTAAATTATTCGGTGGATAACCCTTATCCACGGCGCCCTGTAGAAATAACCGAATACAACTATCACACGCCTCTGCATTTAGTGCGTGCGGTGAATGCGCCCAAATACCGCAGGGATAGGGATGCCAAGTTTATTCTTGCCCGCGACTTTACGGTGAGCTGGCGGGACCAGAATGACTATCTGCACCACGTGACTGCGCCTGAGGGTATGCTAACAGACCTGACCAGCTCTCCAGTGCATTCGGTAATTGCGCCTACGGGGCCGTGGCTAGAGGCTGCCATTATCCATGACTTTCTGTATGTGGCATGGGAGGCGCTCGACTATGAAGCCACGGATGATGACAGGTTGTTTGCGGATGATATGCTGCTAGCTGGGTGCGAGGCGTCCGGCGTGGGATGGTTCAAGCGCCACGCAATTTACAGAGCTGTGCGGGCAGGGGGCTGGGTTCCTTTCAGCGATCGCGACGGCAAGAGCTTCTTAAGCCCCCAAGAATTACGCAGCGTTTTAGATGCCCCGCACTAGCATGCCTCGGCGCAATGCCTACGGCTTCCCCTGCTCACATGTTTATAAGAAGGACAAGCGCCCGAAACGCAGAGGGCGTTCTATTGCCCCTTGGCCGCTGCGTCTTTTGCGGTGGTTGCGATTGGTGAGGTAGCGCTATTAATTGCACCAGCTCCCACGCTTCCCACCAGAATAGGGCCTAGCATGGCCCGTGCGGATCATATCTTTTCCGATATCAATTCCGCCTTTTGATATTACTTGCGATATCACCCGCCCCGCATACTTCCCCCGCTTGATATTTCTCAAATACACCGAATCTCCGAGCAGGCGCCTTAATGCTTCTTTGGCTGCAATTGCTTTGCGTTTCTCGGAATCGCATTTAGGCCGCCTAATCTCCGGCGTATCGATGCCCGCAATACGCACCTTGGTGGTGGTTACTTGCCCCAACCATGTACGCGCTTCGGCGGTAAAGGTGTCTCCGTCATAAACATCCACCACACGCGCCAGAATGGGCCCCTGGATAGCCTCGCCAGCACCAGCCAGCTTCTTTCAGGACCGGGTCTATTCTCTCGGCGCGAGTGTCGGATTCTGTTTCGTCGTTGTATGCCATGACGCCCACTACCTCACGTCAGCTCGCCTGCAAAGGCTTTCTGCAGGAGGGATTGGCGGAGGTCTGAGAGAGATTTAAGTTTCGAATCGTAATCGGTACAAAGCTGTCGGCACTCTATGTCTATTTCAGATATTCTCTCAATGGCCTCCAGCTGAGCCTTCAAGTCTGGAATGGGGAATAGGCGGTCACTGAAAGTTCCAAGATTGATGTTATCCCTTGCGCTGCCTTGTCCAGCTTTCTTCAGGTCAGCCTTAACGAACTGAAGTAGGAAATCGAGAAACTCAGAATCTGCCTTGCTTGGATTGGGAACCATCCCGATTACGCTATCAGGAAAGCAAGCATCTAAATCCAATATGGCACTTTCACCAATTGTCGCACCTACGATGGCGACGCAAACTGTGCCTTTGGGCCAAACCCTGCTTTGTGCAACGCCCTCAGGCGAATACGTCTGAGAATATTCGCGCAGAAAATGATCTGCCTTGCTCAAGTCACCAGTTTGTACGAACGGCATGTCACCCCCGTAAAGGCGAGGATCGTTGCGTGGTCTGTGCCTTGACTTTCCCCGACCAAATTCTGAACAGACGTCCGCTATGTTTCGCAGAGGCCAATGCTCGCGGTTGTCGGAGAATAAAGATCGTAAAGATGCGGTGAACAACTCCCGCGCATTCGCCAAATTAGCCTCAGCGTTCGCCTGCGCGCGGTCCAGCCCTTCGAAGGCCTCGTCGAGGATCGCGACGAGGCGCTTCTGTTCGTCGAGGGGGGGAAGGGGGACTTCGAGCGATTTGAGGTTTGTGGCGGAGAGTTCTTTGAAGGTTGTCCCGGTGCCCAAGTCGTTAAGAGCTTCTCGGCTCATATCAAAAAAATAGAAAAGGTAAACCGGGTCTAGTTTTTCGCTCGGGATGATACCGCGACACCCCTGATTGAATGCCATAGGCGCGGTATTAATGGCTAGGTGACCAATCGGGGCACGCGTGGACAGGATGACTGAACCTGCCGGCACCAAACGTGCGGATGAACAGGAAAGCCCCGTATCAGTAATCTTTCTGGGGGTTTCCGAAATCTCGCGACCAACCATCTGCCCCATATCTTTCGGGGTTAGCCATTGAACGTCGCCGCCCCAAAATTTCCCCACGTTCGACTTTGGAGTGCCACCGTTGATAACTGAGGCAACCTCACCAAGCGGTGCGGTCATCCAGCCAAACTTGGCAGATTCCTTCACAGCATCCCCCGAATATTCTCGAGAATGTCTGCCGTCTCAGCATCCCGCGCCAGCATGTCGGCGATGATTTCCTCGGGGGGCCGCAAAGCTTCTGCTTCGGGAGCGTTGGGATTCTTCACCGACAGGTCGTAGGTCTCTTCGTCTAAATCGGACCGGCTGATGGCCCAGCTTCGCGGTCCTTCAGCCCGCGACTTCTGCAGATCAATAAATTCTGCCAGGTCATCGTCATTGAGCGGATTTGTCTTCCCAAGACTGCGACCGGGGTCGAGCTGGTAATACCAGGTGTCCTGTGTTGGCTTGCCCTTCTCAAAGAACAGCACCACCGTTTTGACACCGGCACCCAGGAACGTCCCGCCGGGGCAATCGAGGATGGTATGAAGATTACAGCTCTCAAGAAGCTCCTGGCGCAGGGCAACGCTGGCATTAATACCACACTTCAGTGCATAACAAACACGCATTTATTTGGTATACTTGGCTTGGATTATGTTGTTTAGG